ATGAACCGCCCCGACCCTCGCTTGGAACAGATGCGCGAAGTCAATGAGGCCGTGGAGTCGTTCCGAACGCGGATGAGAGATGTGCCTCCGGACAAGAAGCTGTCAGTTGCTGTTGTTGAAATTGCAGCCCAACTAATCCAACTAAACGGCGCGCTCGATCGTATCGAGAACGCCACGCAAGACATTGCCTCTAACACCCTCTGACAGTCGCGGCCGGGCAGGCTGAACTTGCCCGGCGCGCACGCTATCCCAAATACCGAAATCCCTGCACCGCACGGAAGTGTCCGCCATAGCCGCCCTTCGCGGCCGTCGCTTTCGCGCCCCCACGCTTGAGCTCCGACCGCAGAATAGATTGCCGGCATCTGACCTTGTTCTGCCCGTAGAGATGCGCACTGACCTGGCACCAGCGAGGATCTCGCCTAAGGGCGGCCGCGAGGCCGGGGTGAGACGTGTGAAACAGAGTCGGCATCGGTCGGCCGTACCGGTTGCGTCCGCGCCGCCAGCGGTCGCATACGGCGTTCAGGAAGCGCATTCCGACGCCAGCGCCCTGCCACTCCGGCATGATGACGAGGCGGCAGGCGCGCGCCTCCTTCAGCCCTGGCCGCGTGCTGAATGCGACGTGGGCCACCGGGGTGCCATCCGCTAGTCCGACATAGTTGGTCGCCGCGATCATCTTCGGCAGCTTCAGATAGTGATGCGGCTCAAACAGCGGCCAGTGCCGCCAATCGGTTTCGTGGATGGAGAGCCTGATATCGGGGCGTCGCCAAAGACCCCTCCCGGCATACTTGCCCGTCGCTGTGTCCAGAACCCAATCCGGCTCCAGCCATTCGACGATGTCGTAATGGCACGAGAGCAAGACGCACTGCCCGCCAGTCCGGCGCCAGGCTTTCTGGAAGGCGAGGGCGCCGATCTTTGCAATCTGGCGGTCGACTACGCTGGTGAACTCATCGACGACAATGCGCGCCGGCGCATCGCATACGATCCGCGCGAGATCCGCGCGGAACTTCTCGCCATTTGAGAGGGCGCTGTACGGCCGTAACCAGGCCGGGACCGATCCGAGGCCAACCGCAGAGAGCGCGGCGGTCACGGAATCAAAGTGGCCCGCCGGCGCAATCGCGTCGACGATCGGCCGGCGCTCCGGCCAGTCGCCCGGCCCGTAGAGTGCGCCGCCGCCCCAGAGCGCCCGGCCGATGCTTGACTTGCCGGAGCCGGATGGGCCGACCACAAGGCCGACGCGCCAGCCGTCATCGTCAATCGGCAACTCGACGTCCAGGTCGAAGTTGCAGCCGGTCTCGACGTTGAACAGGCTTTTGACCCTTGCGGCCCGATAGCTCTCAAAGTCCGAGCAACGATTCCTGATGCTGATCTTCATGTGACCACCACCCGGCAATTGAAGCGCTGCTTTCTCAGAGCCGCATAGGTTCGGCGCTGGTCAGCCTCGTCACGGCAGATGACGATGACACCATACTGCTCGCGATAGCGATTGCCTTTTGGCCGGCCAGGTGCGCCGGCCGGGAGCTTGGGAAGTCTAGGGGGCTGCCTCTTCATGAGCCCGCTCTCCATCGTCGCGCTCATCGGCGCTTCGGGACGGGCTCTTGATATCGGGAGGCCTCAGGACGATCAGCGTCCGGCATCGCCGGCACTTGATCTCGATGACGCCTTTTATAGCGTTCCGGGCGGACCGGAACAAGAGCGCTCGGCAGCGCCCGCAACGTATGGACTCCATGCATCCCCGCAAGCAGACTGACCCGGCCGCCATCGCCCCGCCAGGGGCGAATTCGGTGGCGGCGGGATGACGTTAAGATTGCTTGCGTCTAGCGGGGTTATGGCTTGCCGGCTGTCCTCGCTGCCGGACAGGCTGTGCCTGTCCGGCCCCGTCCGGTGCTAGTGGAATTCTTCCGGCTTCCTACCGTCGGCGAAAATGACGGGTCGGCCAGCATAAGCATCCAGGAGCACACTCACGTATTCGGCAGTGCTGCCGGTTTCGTGCGCCAGACTGGGCCAGTGAAACGGAATGGTGCCGGTAGTGACGGTTTGCTCCAGTTCCATACCCAGAAGCTTGGCCACGGCCATCGCCTGCGCAGGCTCTTTGCCTTCTGGCCACAAGTCCACGTCGAAGGAAATCCATACATCTTTGTCTTCTTCGTCGACGTTAATCTCCGCCCACAGGGCCGCGAGACGCTCACCTGTATTTGCCGCGTCGTCGAGCAAAGCAGCGCGAATCAAAAGCTCAATCTTCTTTTTGTCGAGTTCGAGTTTCGGTGCCATATCGTGCCTCCCAGGCCTTACAGTGTGAGCATATTTGCCAGCGGGGTCCAGATCTCGAGGCTCCGCTCTCAGTCACATTGTCAAAGAGCCAATTGTTCCTCCACGCGCCTTAGCTCGGCGACAGGACTAGGGCGCTGCCGATCCAGTTGTTCGTGCTTGAACCGCCGGATTGGTCCACTTCAATAGAAAGGCCGATCTGTCCGTCGGCATAAGTGCGGGACGCTGCACCGAACCGGTTATTCGAGTTGGTGAGGATCTGCTCTTCATCGCCGTCGATGCCGCTCCACACAAATGTACCGACGCTGCCAGACCTATTGGCGCCGGTGCCGGCGATGACCGCACCGCCGGCGGGGACATCCACGGACATTGTCAGCGGTATGCTGTTATCCGTGTCGCTCGTGACACTGTGAGATTTGGCATTCAGCGCCCTGTAAACGACGATCCCAGAGCCGTTGTTTGAAGGGTTGGTGTCTAGCGAGCCAACAAAGGTTGCCGTCGTTCCGGTCGGAATGTCGATGTAGAACCAGGCTCCGACGTTGCTTGGCGAGCCGCCTTTTATGGCGTCTGCAATTTTCGTGGCGCTCGCTCCGTCCACCGTCAGCCCGCTCCAGAATGTCGAATTTACTGTGTAGAGCCAGGCATACAGTCTACGCCCCGGATCAGCGGCACCTATCGAGAGGCTGCCGAAATCCGGAGACACCGTGTTGGTCTCAACCTTGCCCCAGCTCGTATTGGCGGTTTCGACGGGCTTTGCCCGGCCGGAAGCGCCAACCGGCAGCCCCGGCACGCCGGCATATTTGAGAACGTCATCGGGAGCGGGCCGAACGATGGCCGGTTTCGGAAACCAGAGATCGGGCGGCGGACCGGCATCAGACATCCAGCACCGCCTTGATCTCGTCGACCGTGAGACCGGTCGCGGCTTCCAGCTTCTCGCCTTCGCTGAGCGCGGGCGGCGCAGGGATGTCCTCCAGCGTCGGCCGCAGGACCGCATTGCCGCCCGCGTCGATGGTCGGCGTCCAGGCGGTCGCGCGCTTGCCCTCCGGCACCGCCTCGCGTTCGGCCCAGTGCAGGCCGTAGCTCTCCAGCTCGGCCGTCTTGCCTTCGCGCGCCAGGCGCAACGCCGTGGCGCGGCCGATCCGCCGCGCCATACCAAATGTCTTCTCGGTCGCCTCGACCGCCGCGCCGCTTTCAATCCTCACCAGCATTATGATCCGTCTCCAAAGTCGTCGCCGGCGACGAACACGCGATAGGCCGCGCCCCGCCGCTTGATCAGAAGTTCCGTTTCGGCCGTCAGGTCGGGCAGCTCATTGCCAGCCCCGACGAAGCCGGCCGCGAAAGCGAGGGTGTTGCCGTTCGGGATCACATTGATGTCGATCCACAGACCGTCAGGCATGTCGAGAGGGACCTGGAGCGTTTCGTTACCCGCCATCGACCGCTCGAAGGACACGACCGCGCCATTGTCCACGTCGAGTGTGATGTCGCCGCCGCTTTCCGCGCCCGCGGCCGGGTCGACCCAGGCGAAAACATCGGCCTGCGCCAGCTTCTCGCTGTCCAGATCGGCCAGGTCGTCATCCAGTTCGGCGAGCGCTGCGGCCGCATCGGTGGCGACCAGGTTGGTGCCGGCATTGTCGAACGGGATGTCGCCGGCGGCGAGCACCACATTGCCGTCCGTGGGTGCAATGGAATTCACGGTATCGACGGCGCCCAGCCCGTCCGCGCCCTGGTCGCCAGTGCGGTTGAACTGGACCGATGTCACCCCGGCGATGACGCCCCAGCCGTCGAGGTTCTGGACCGTGACGCGGAAAAAGCCTTCCTCGTCGGTGAAGGCGGTTGCCTCGGCCCAGAGACGCCCCGCGTCGGCCTTGATGACGAACTCGCCCTTCACCGGCGACGTGGAGCCGCCCCAGCGCGTCAGGATCGTTTCCACGTTCGGATTGCCGGCCTCCGCAGATTGGGCGTCGAAGGCGAACTCCGTTGCCAGAAGCGGATCTGCATTGTTAGCGATCCACGTGCCCAGGCCGGGGTCGTTGCCCGTGTCCTGGTTCTCCGCGTCGAAGGTCCAGCGAATGCCGGGATCGACGCCATCGATGCCGGGAGCGCCGCGCCCGCCCGTGAGGTTGACGATCCAGTCGTCGAAGGGTCCGCCGGCAGCGGTCGGCGATACGAGATCGATCACGGCCGTGAGCGCGGGGTGTTCGTAATCCGTGACCGGACCTTCCATCCAGTTGTCGGCCGGGTTGGCGGCCGAGGCGAAGCGGAGCCGCCCGCCGACGCCCCAGCCCCGCAGCTTGGCCTCGACGATGGCGAAGGCCTTCTCACCGGTCGCGAGCGTCTCGCTCGTCTCCGAAGTGCCGACGACATCGCTGGAGCCCGGCGCGCCGATGATCGCCGGCAGCCATTGCCAGTGCTCGTCGGACTCGTCTTCGGTCGGCGGCGCGTTGCCCTGGTTGGCGGCGTGACGCGAGGCGAATAGTCGCCCCTGCGCGGACGTGACCATCGCATTCGCGGCGAAGCTGGTTTCGCCGTCATAGTCGCCGGCGGGAACGAGGCCGGTTATGTCCGTCTGCGCGCCAAGGCCAACCTGCTGGAACGGGAGCTTGATCTCAAGCGTGGGGTTCGCGCTGCTGCCGATCCAGGCGCGAACGTGGTAGAGCCCGCCGGGCGCATGAAGCGCGAGCTGGCCGAGCGCCGTCTGGAACGGGTTGTCGAGCGGGGTGGCGCCGTCCTCGTCGGCATAGAGCTGCACCGCCAGCGCGCCACCTTCATTCCGGTATCGCACCTCCACATTGACCGTCTGGCCGGCGAGGCTGTTGCCCTGCCCGTCCTGCAGCGCGGCATAATAAGGGGCGTAAGGCATGGTCTGGCTTTTCCTCCTGAGGTCAGTTGATCAGCGGGCCGCGAATGTCTTCCTCGCCGGTCGCGCCTGCGGTCCATTCGAAACTGTCGGCATCCCAGACGCCCAGTTCGACGAAGCTCCATCCGTCGATCGCCGCGCCGGGTTGGCCGCCGGACTCGCCGCCATGCGTGCCGTCCTCGCCGGCTTCCCCGAGGTCGCCGCCATCTCCGCTCCGTCGAACGTCGCTGAGCCCGCCGTCGGTACCGGCGTTGCCGCCGGTGGTCGCGCTGCCGCTTTGCCCGTAGTTGAGGTAGCCGTCTCCGCCAGCCCCCGCTTGCGTGCCGGCGCCTCCTCCCGCTCCCGTTCCGACAATGAACCATCCGCTGTCGGGCGGGCTTTCCTGTCCGCCCGATCCGCCACCACCACCGCCGCCGGCAGCGATCCGGCCCGTCGGTGGAATCGAGAGCCTTATGGGGACTCGCGTGTAAAGGCAGGTCCCGCCCTTCTGTCCGGCCGATGCGACCGGCTGCGCGCCCTGTCCATTATTCTGGCGCTTGTTCCCGGTTCCGCCGCGCCCGCCGCGCCCGCTCCCCTTGCCCTTGCAAACAATGATGGGCACTACGCCCTCGGGCCAGTCGCCCACCTCTATCGCGCGGAGGTTGACGTTGCTCGAGCCGACCGTGACCGGCTCTTCGATGGTGAAGATGATCGGAAATTCCGGATCGGGCGCGCCGTAAATCTGGTCGTAGTAGTCGCGCAGGTTCAGATTGTTCTGGTTGTTCTCGACGGTAACGAACCGGATGCCGAGATCGGGCGGTGCCTCGTACAGCATCTCCTCGGCTTCGACCTCATAGACGCCCCGGACTTTGCGAACCCGCGTTGCCTGGATGGGCACGCTCTCGCCGGCGCCTGTTGCTAACTGAAGCTGCAGCGCCTTAAGGCGATAGCCCTGGCCACGCACTGGCACGATCGAGGCGCCGCGCCGGGTGCGGAACTTGAAGCGCCGGGGAGGCCGCTTGAACCGGCTGAGCAGGATCGAGCCGAGCTTCAATGCCACCGGCCGGCCGGCTTCAGGTATCCAGCGGGCATAAATGACCCGGATCGCCCGCCCGTAGAGCTTCTCCGCATCGGTGTCGATGGACTTCGCGGAGCTGCGATAGTTGTTCTTGTCATCGAGCGGCTCCAGCGGGTTGATCAGGCCGTAATAGACCCAGACCTGCGAAACGCGCTGATTGGGTTGCTCGCTCGAATCGAGGCTCGCCGCCTGGATGTTGCTGTCGTCGAAGACTGCCGCGTCGGTGCTAATGCCGCGGAGCACCTGCCATTTGATCTGCTGGTTGATCTCGTCGGGCCAGACGGCAAGGCCGGCCTGCTCGATCAGTTCCGAGAGAAGCTCACGCGCAGGCGTCGGCTGGGCAATGTCGGCGGAGTAGAGCTGGCCCAGATAGGCGTCATTCTCCGCCAGCCAGCCGTCGAGAGGGATTTGAGAGGCCGGCACGCCGCAGTCATTTTCAAGAATGTCGGCGAAGATGTTCGGCGCCTTCTCGGACGTGTAGACGCGGGCGAGCTGGAAGCGGTCTTCTTCCTTGTGGCTTTGCGCGGCCGTGTTGCTTCGACCCCGCGCGGTCAGCGTGATCATGTCGCCGGCGCGTGTGAAGCTGACGCGCTCCTTGCCGCCGATCGATGCCTCGCCGGATGCGGGATATTCCTCATCGCCAATGCCGACCGGTGACAACTCGAAGCTGATGCCGTTCCCGGTGCCGATATTCTCCGAAAGGAATCCGGTCGAGAGCGCCGGGACCATGGTCCGGTCGCCGTCCGCCAGCTTGAGCACGTCGCGGGCGACCAGTTCGAAGCCGCGCGGCGTCGGGCCGCTGAACCCGTCGGCGATGAAGTGGCTGGTCTCCATGTCCAGGAGGGTCTGGCCAAGCTCGCCCGTGAGAACGCGCAGGCCCATGCCGCGCACGCTTCTGTGCCGGGCGCGGAACTTCCCCCAGAAGGTGCCGAGCGCATAGGCGTCATAGGGGCGTTCACTCAGATACTTGTCGAACCCTGTCCCGGTGTCGGAATGGCTGCCGTCCTTGAACCGGATCGTCACCTTGCTGCGCTTGCCCAGGTCCTTGCCGAGCGAGATCCGCCCCGGATCGAATTCCACGGCCTGAATGGACGGGATGGCGTCGAACTCGATCGGCAGATAGCTCTGCGCCTCCATGCCGAAGCGCCAGGTCACGGGCGCGGTACTGATATTGGCGAGGTCCTGACAGGTCGCACGGGTGTTGAAGCACTTGATGGTGCCGGTCGGCGTCTCGCCCTCGAGCGTCGCCGTGCAGGGCGCGGTGCCATAGACATGCTCGCAAGCGGGGATATCGAGCTCGACCAGGGTGAGATCGCGCATCACGCCACCCCGACCATGTCGAACTGGATGGAGACGCGGCCGCGGCCGACCTGCTGCGGCACCGGCTGGTTTGCGATGCGGGCGAAGCCGACTTCGCGCGGCCAGCGAACGGGGTGCCAGGCGTAGAAGAAGGGGCCGCCCGCGCTCGCCCAGGCCACGAAGGGATCAAGCACCTCGCGGTACCAGAGTTCCGGGACCTCGGAGAAGGCGATCGAGCTGCGCCGGTACTCACCCGTCACGACGCTGCCGAGCAGGTTGCCGGAGACGCTCCGGCCGCCGTCCAGGTCGATCACCCGCGCGTAAGGCGGCGGGACATAGCCGGGCTCGATGCCGTCGAGAAATTGCGTCCGCGCGCCCGCCATGAGGTTGGCGATCTGCGCCGGTGCATTGCCCGCGCCGAGGCTGAGGCGAAGATCTCCACCCCGGATGGGGAAGGACAGCATTAGAGGCCGGTCGTCGCTCGGAAGGATGGCCACCAGCTCCTCCCACGTGTCGCCCGCATCGCGCCGCCCCTCGACGACGAGCGAGATGCGGGCGCTGCCGAGATTGTGCCGGACGATGCCGAGATAGTCGCTGACATCATCGGTTGCCGCGGTCACGGTTAGCGTTTGCGCATCGGAGCTGTCGGCCTTCCATGTCTCGCCCGTCGACGGGTTTGCGAGGCGCGATGCGGGCGAACCCGCTGCCTCGCTCGACGCGGTGACGTTGGCGGCCGTGACGATGCTGCGCCAGCCGAGCACCGGATTGTCAGGATGCGCGGTTGCCGGCTTCTTCAGGACGAGGGCGGAGACGAGCTGCATCATGGCTACACCAGGATGGCTTCGCCGCCGTCGCGGCGGTTGTCATTGATCTCCTGGATCAGCGCCTCGATGTCACTGGCGCCGAAGCTGCTGCCGTGCAGCGCAAAGTATTGTGTCGGCCCTGCCTGCTGCGCCGGTGCTCCGGGCGGCGAGCCCGCATAGGCGCCGGTGCCGACGGGCGAAGCGGCGCTCACCGCGCCGCCCTTCGAGCCGCTGTCGGAGCTGGCGATCTGAGCGACATAGGCGAGGCCGGTCGCAACCGTTGCCGCCGCCATGATCGGACCAATGATCGGCCCCAGCTCCAGCGCCTTGGCCGCGCCGCGATAGGTCGAGATCAAGGCATTCGTAATGCCGGCCGCCTTGTTGATCGCGCTCCACTTGTCGCTCTCGGCCGCGAGTGCGCCGGTGAATCCCTGTATCTGGCCGACGGTGCTTTGAAGGTCGGATGCCCATTGGTCGCGCATACTGCCGCTAGCTTCTGCGACGGCTCGGGCATAAAGCTCCCACGATATCGTGCCCGTCAGCACCGCATTGTCCAGGACAGCCAGCTGTTCGGCGAGCCGTTCGCTCTCGGTGCGCGTCTGGTCATAGAGGGAGCGGCGGAACTCGAAGGCTGCAAGGTCCTCCTCCTGGAACGCCTGAGCCTCCGCCCGCGCCTCAAGCAGGCTGCGCAGCGAAGCTTCTTCTTCAGCCGTCGCGAATGCCAGCGCCTGGCGGTTCCGCACCATTTCGCGCTGGATCGGATCTGCTATCGAGAGGGCTTCGAGCTCCAGTTGAAGCCCTTCCAAAAGCCGGTCGAGGCTCTGACGGCCCGAGCGTGCTTCCGTCTCCGCGCGGCGCCGCGCTTCGTTCGCGCGTTCCTGCGCCTCGGTCTCCTGCTCGCGAACCGCCACCAGGCGCGCGATCTCCTGAGCCTCGAGCGCGGTCAAACCGGCCCCGGCGCGCTTGAGCTCAAGATCTATTTTTCGTTGGATCTCTGACTTGCCCAACGCCGCGATCTCGGCCTCGATTTGCGCGATGATGCCCTTGCCACCTATCTTGTTGAGAGCTTCGTTCGCGCTCTGAAGAGCCCGCTCGCTCAGCGAAGCCCCTTCCGTCATCTCCAAAAGAGCTTTGGCGGTCTCGCGCAGTTTCTCGTCTGCGGTCGTGTTCGCAATAGCGGTGACTCTGGCGCGGAAGGCTTCGACACTGGCATTGCCGGCCGTCACCGAAGCGATGAACTTTTCCATCTCTCCCTGGAACGCGGCGAATTCGGCAAATTGGCTTTCACCGACAACGCCCCGCGAGAAGTTGAGCGAGTCGCTGATGCCCAAAAGTTCTTCCGCGATGCCCCGGGTCTGTTCCCGGAGCTGCGCCCGCAGGTCGGCTGCCTCGCTCCCGGTCGAAAACTCCAATACCGAACGGCTTTCCGCGGCGAAGGCCTTAACGTCCTTGGTGGCTTCGCCGTAAGCCTCCTTGATCCGCTTGATGATATCTTCATGGCTCTCAAGCAGGCCTTCCGCCTCGTCGCCGCCGCTGGAGACTTCGGTAAAGAATGTGCTGGCCGCGGCCGCGGCGATGCCGAAACCCAGAACGGCCAGATTGAGCGGGTTGAGGACGAACGAGGCGATTGCCCCGCCGGTGGCCTTCAGGGCCGCGCCGACGGACGTGGTGCCCTTGGCGCCGAATATCTGGCTGATCTGGAGGCCTTGCTGGGCCATGATCGTGAAGGGCGACTGGCCCGATGCCAGGCCGGTGGCAATATCGTTGATCTGGAACTGAAGATTCGTGATGTCATGCGTTGCCAGCCGAACGCCCTTGGACGCTGCGGCCGCGCCGCTAGCCATTGCGGTGTTTGCCTTCGAGGCGCCGCCAGCGACGGCTTGCATGCCTTGCGAGGTATCGTCGAGGGCGCGCTTGGCGCCCCGCGCGTCGCCTTCTATGACAAGGGCAGTACGCAGCGTCATGCTTCTATCCGCTCCGCACGCCGTTCAAAACATTGCGCGCCTCTGCCTCCATGAAGCGCACGCCGCGCCACAGGTCGGGTGTGACCGCGATGCCCTCCATCTCGAGACCGGCGCAAGCGGCGGCGTAGTCGAGCCCGTGAAACAGGATTGCCGAGCGGCCGTTCGCAATGACCGTGTCGGTTCGCCACTGCGTCGCGACCGCAAGGAAGGCAACGACGGTGTCGACGTTCTCCGGCCAGACGCCCGAATAGGAAGCATCGGCAGGCCCGAGAGACTGGGCGACCGCCGCAGCAACATTGTCTATAGCGGCATCTGAAAGTCCGAATCGCCGGGCGTCTGCGGTCGCTTCCGCACCGGCCTCGCGCTGTCGCGAAGGGCTGCTTTCGAGGCCGCCGGACGCCCACGCCCGAGCGGCCCATTTCAGTTTCCCTCCCGCGCGCCCGCGATGGAATCGATGTAGGTGCGGATCAGTGCCGAGCGGCAGTCGGGTCGAGCTACGATCGCGTCGCGCAGTTCATCGGTGTAGGCGAGGGGCTTGCCCTGTGCATCGGCAATGTCGCCGAGCTCGACGATGCATTCTCGAAGGAGATCCCTCACGCCCTCCGGCTGGCCCAGGTCGTGAGCTGCCATTTGGTCCGTCGTAAGCATTCGATAGGTGGCGGCCATAGTCTCCCGGCTATAACCGTCGTCCGTCGGGACCTTCACCGTCACCGTGCGCTTGAAGGTCGGACTGTCAGCAAGCTTCAGCATTGTTCATTCTCCTGGTCAGGTGAGCGCGATGGCAAACTGGTCATTGCCTGTGCTTGGCAGCGGCCGCAGGCGTAGCGGCCACTCCACCACATCGTCAGCATTCTCGTAGCCTTCGAGCCGTTGCATCTCGCAGGTTGGGGCGGTGACGGTGACGATGTTGCCGGCCTGCGTTCCATGCGTGATTGTCGCCTCGATTTCTTCCTTCGAGAGGGCGAGGGCGAAGGGGTTGAAGTCGTCGAGCGGCAACGCTTCCACCGTGGCGGTCATCAGCTCGGCCCGGTTGACGATCTTGATTTCGTCGCGGCCGATCAGAAGCCGGGGTGTCACCTCGTTGCCCAGGTCGAGGCTGAATGTCCGCAGGACCAGGTCGACCTCATCGATACTGAAGTCGGGGGTGTTGGTGCTGTTGGCGAGAAGCGGCTTCTGGAAGCCGGTGAGGGTCGGCGCGTCACGGGCCGTTTCGCTCGGCGCGTTCCACAGGCCCGTCAGCGTCCACTGGATGTTCGGCACGCCTTGGGCCGGGATCGTAAGGACGCCCGTGCCGCGAACTCCGGTGAGAACATGGAGCGTCTCCTCGATCCAGAAATAGATCGAGATGCTTTCGTGAGCATTTGTCACTGGGGCATAGCTTACGCTGGTGTCTGTAACGATGGTTTCGCCCAAGGCGCAAGCGCGCGCCAGCGGTCCCCATCCCGGGGCGGTGCCGGCGGCGCCCGAGCCGGCAAGCTCGGTTGCGCCGGTCAGCGCGCCACGCAGGCCGCCCGCCAGCGTTGCCTGGTTCCCGAGGTAGGGAAGCTCCAGCTCGCGGGCCACATCGTCGCCGTCCATCGGCGTGAAGCTGACATTCTGCATCAGAATCCCGTTGGCCGCTCCGGTCGGTTCCGAGTCGGTGCCGTACTCGGTCTCCATCTTCGCGAGGATGATCTTGGATCGCCATTTGAGCGCCTCGGCCATCGATTACGTCCTCTCCTTGGCGCGCGGCTCGCCGCCGCCTTTCTTGCTGTTGAGCTCATCCGTGCGTGCGGCTGCGCCTTCCTCGGTCGCGGCCGCCCGGCGCCGCAACTCGGCCCGATCGGGCGCGGGCGCGGTGTGCTCCCTGCGGTCGAGCTTGCCTTTCGGGTCCAGCACATATGATCCGCCGACAGCCGGTCGGGGCGGGTGGGCGCTTTTCGTCATGCTTGAATCCTCACCTGGTCGGAGATCGCGAAATCGAGCTGGTAGATGATCAGGCCGTGCTGGGCGCTGACGAGCTGGCCGCGCGCGATGCGGAATGCACCCCAGACATCGCCAGGCGTCCAACCGGCGAGTGCGGCGATCGTGGCGTCCTTCAAGCTGTCGATCGCCGGCAGTGCCGGCGCGCCGGTTACATCGCCGCCCGCTTCGGCGACGATGACGATGCCGAGCACCTCCTCGATCGTCTGGCGGTAGAGACCGGAAGCCGCATCGGCCGGGCCGCCGCGCAGCCCCAGCGGCACGACGAAAGCGGCCGGCGTTACGTTTGGCATCGCCCCGTCGCGCACGAGGGCGGCGAGTTCGGCCAGCCCTTCGACGCGGGATCCAAGGTCCTGGATCTGGTCCTTCAGACGCGCAATGACTGCCGGGATCATTCCGCCTCTCCAATCAGCCATTCGCCCGCGATTGCCTCGATGTCCGCTTCGTCGCCGTCGTCGAGGCCGAGGAAGGGCCGCGCCGGGATGGTGACCTTCTTGGCGAAGATCTGCTGCTTGCCGATCCGGAAGGCGAGCGACTTCGCGTTGACCGGCACGATGGTTGCGCCGAACTGGTGCACGGCGGCGGAGATAGCGTTGGTGCCGACTTGCAAGCCGCTGTCGTCCGCCTCGTAGGTGATCGACCCAACGAGCGCCTGGGTATCCATCAGCGTCTTTCCGCCTTCTGCGAGCGCCCGGAACGACGGAGGCCAGGGCGAACCATCAGGGCCCTCGCCACGCTCAAATCGGCTTTGCGTCGAAGCGACAAGCGCCGCGCCGATCGCGCCGTAAAGGTCGCGTGGATGCTCGGCGACGGCGGCGGCCCGGCCCAGCACCGCCAGCGCCTCGTCCGCCCCGACAACGCGGATTTGAGCCCCTCCCGCCATCAGATGAACCCCTTGAGGTTCTCGGGCGTCATGTCCCGCTGGCGATCGGTGGTCTTCACCCCGCTCGAGCCGGATGCAGCCGGCTCGATCCCGGCAACGCTCAGCCGGATCGTGCCGGCGGATATCTGCTTGAGGGTGGAGAGCGCGTCACGGTAGTCGGCCTCGACCTTCTCCGGAACGGCCGTCACGTGAAGCTTGTAGATGACGATTGCCTGGGCGACATCGGCGACCAGGTTGGGTGTCTCGGCGAGAGGCAGCCTGTAGCGCCCCGCCAGATAGCCGTCGATCATCGCGTCGGTATCGGCCAGGGCGCGGTCAATCACCTCCTGGTCGATCGCGCCGGCCGGCGGCGTCGCGCGGTCGGTGAGCTGGCGCAACCGGGTTGCGCCGTAGCGGTCGGTCAGTTGCTCCAGTGACGTGTAGGACATCAGGCGCGCTCAACAGGTTGGTTTCGGGTCCGGTGCCGGTGGCGGCCTCGTCGGAAAACCGCCACCGGCGTCGGGTTGCGCCGGGCGACAGGAACACACGGCGCGCTGGGTATTGGTTGCGGGGGCAGGAGTCGAACCTGCGGCCTCCGGATTATGAGTCCGGCGCTCTGACCTCTGAGCTACCCCGCCGCGTCTGTCACTCCGCCGGCGTTTCGTCCGGCTCGACCCGCACGATGAGCTGTGGGTCGGCGTCCATTGCTTCGATGGCGGCCGCGCTCACTTGCGGCGCGGGAATACGGGTTTCCTGCTTCCCGAATGAACGTCCCGCCCGCCGTCTGCGATCGACCTTGGCCGTTACGATCACGACCCAGCCGGGCGTGCCGTAAACCTCGGACGGGTCCGGGGACGCGACACCTTTGCCCGGCCCGGCCTCGGATGCGCCGGATGGCACAGGCGGGGAAGCCTCGCCGGAGACTGGCGTGCCGCCCGCATCCGCTCCCCCGCCCTCTGCGCCGCCACTGGCATTGGTAGTCTCGTTTGAGCCGGCAGCGGGAGACGAGCTGGCGCCGTCGATGCTCTTGCTGGTGTGGGAGCCGCTCGCATCCCCCGCCGCCGTACCTGAATGAGATTTCACGTCGCCAGACTGGGCTCCGCCGGCCAGCTTCGTCGCCGCAACGGTCCAGGCGGGCCAGTCGCTCCCGCCGGGAATGTCCAGCACGCCATCCAGTTTCGCGCGCGTCGCCTCGTCCAGGACGGCAAGCTGCGCGAATGTGGCGATGCCCGCACTGGCCAGCTTCTTGACGGTCGCCGGCCCGATGCCCGAGATCTTGGTGAGATCGTCGGCCGGCGCGGCCGGAGAGCTTGCGCCCCCCTTTGCGGCCGCGCCGGCGCTCTCTGGGGTATTCTTTTGCTTAGCCATGCGGCCCGATCCTTCTTGCTTCGCGTTCGCGTCTTCGCTGGACTGTCCCGGTTCAGGCCAGCCAGGGCACGACTAGGAGCTCGGCCGTGTTCTTGTAGACGTTGGTCGCGCCGGCGGCGTCGCGCTCGGCATTGAGGATCTCCAGGCCCTCGCCTTCGAGAGACGGCGGCACGACGAGCAGGTCGGGCATCAGGCCGAGCGGGCGCCCGCCGTCGCCCTTCATGCCCATCAGCGCCTCGCGGCCGGCGGCATAGGCATCCTTGTCGAGGGTCTGCTTCGAGCCGTAGGCCATCTGCCAGAAGCCGAAGCCCACTTCCATCCGGCCGTCGACGCCGTAACGGAATTCCTTGAGGTCGAAGACATTGTCGTCGGTCGGTTTGTCCTTGGCGACGAAGTTGAACGCTTCGCGCTCCTGAAAGATGAGTGGCTTGAGTGCCCGCTTGGTGCTGAGCAGGTACCAGCCAGTGCCGCCGCCGCCGCCCGTGTTTGAGACGGAGGTGACCTCGCCGTTGGCGTCGAGCACGGGATGGTCGGTGTCGAAGAAGTTCTGGCCGTCATAGCAGGGGCTGTCGAAGCCGCCCTTCAGGAGGCCCCACACCAGCATGTCGGGATGCGCGGCCGTCGACATGCCCATTTCCTGGAACATGGGCGTGTAGACGCCGAGATTGTCGTCCTTGATGTCGTCGCGGTCGACGCCGATCGTCAGCTCCCACGTCTTGTTGACGATCGCGTAATCGTGCTCCTGCAGGCCGTGCACGGCGCGCGGGCCGATCCACTCGCGGACGTTCGGCATCTTGCCGAGCCAGCCATATTTGTTCTCGCGGGTGCTGGAGGGCACGGTGGTCGCGATGCGGCCGTACTGTGTTTCGGCCTGGCCAAGCCCCTGCTGGAAGCTGGTCTTGAAGCCGACGCGAAGCGCGTCGAGATTGGCGCTGTTGATGATCATCTGTGTTCTGTCCTCTTTGCGTGTCGCGCGCTGGCGTCAGGCTTCGGGGTTGGTGATGCCGGCGAGGTAGGTCTGGACCATCGCTTCGTCGAAGCGCACCCAGACGCCAATCTCGTCGACATGATCGACGAAGCCGGCGATCGAGCGGGCGCCGGTACCATCCGTGGCCGCCACCGTTTCGTCATCCACGGCATAGGCCGGCATGCCGATGTGAGAGGCGTCGATTTCGTCGCCATCGGCCGAATTCGCGAAGCGGAAGACGCCCGGTCGGTAATCGGCCTCGACAGCGGCATCGGCGCCGCCCGTATTGTCGGCGCGGCTCTGGGTGCGGCCCACGCCGATCAAGCCTGTCGCGGTCTGCCCGGCGACGAGGAAGCCATCGGCGTCGCGCATGACGAGCGCGCCCTTGTAAAGAACCTCGTCGGCTGCGACCCCGCCGCGACGGTCGGAGCCGATCGCTTCGGGGGTGTTACGGTCAGCGCTGAGCGCCATCAGAGCACCTCCTGGGCTTTGGCCTCATTGGCCAGGGTTTTCTTGTAGGCGTCGGCGTCGAGGCCAAGCAGAGCGACCGCGCTCGAATGAGCGTCGCCCATTGCAGCTCCGCCGCCCTTCGGCTGTTCGGCGACGAGGCGTCCGCCATCGATCTTCGGCAGGGCCGAAAGCTCGGCCTTGACCTCTTCGAGGGCCGCGGCGCCAGCGCTCCCGCGCTTGATGTAGTGGTCGCGCAGCGCCTTCGCGCCAACGCGGCCTTCCTTGATCGCGCCATCGACCAGGGCCGTTGCCGCCTCGGTGCCGCGGTCCGCCTGCAGGGTCGCGAGTTTGGTGCCCAGCTCCTTCAACTCGGCGTGCAGCGCGGCGACGGTGTTGGCGTCGCCGCCGTTCCGGCTCAGCGTCTCGACGGCTGCCACGATCGCGTCGGCGCCGGCGTCATCCTTCAGGCCGGCCGCCTTGGCGACCTTCGCGAGGGTCGCTTTCGCCGCGCCGTCCTGGGCCAGCTTCTCGACGGCCACAAGGACAACCTTACCGTCCGCGCCATCATCGAGGCCGGCGGCCTTGGCAAGGGCGGACATCTCTTCCTTGGCGGGCCCCTTCTTGAGCGCGGCAATGGCTTCCATCGCCGCCTCCTCGGTCGCGTCATCGGCAAGGCCTAGCGCCTTGCGCAGCTTGGCAAGCAAATCCATGTCGTTGCTCCTTGAGTTCAGGGAAACCAGATCCGGCAGGCCTGGATCATTCGTCAGCGCAGCGCGCAGCAGCTCCAGCACGCGGCCGCTTTTCTCGTCATAGGTGAAGACCGGCGAGATGTGCCGATAGGCTTTGTCATCGAGCAGGGCCTTGCCGCTGTTGGTCCACTCAACCCGGCCATAGAGGCCGTCGCCGCGGGTCTGCAGTTCGACGATCCAGCCGCGCGCCGGCGCGGGCTCGCCGCGCTTGGCGGCGAAGTCAGTCGCATGGTCCTGGTCGATCACCAGCCTGCCGCCGCCTCGTTTCAGGCTGGCGCGAGCGATCACATCCAAATTCTCGCACTGGAAAGGCCCGCGACCGTCCACGGTCACGAAGCGACCGGCCGGCAGCAGCCGGACCCAGTCCGTCCCCTGCTCGAGCTCGGCCAGCGGGGCGGCCATGAGGGCCGTCGCCGGGAGGGCGTTGAGAATGGCTGTTGCGCTGGTGCGGTACATGACGGCACTATTGCCGCGACGCACGCAAAGATGTTCCCCGAAGGGCTTCGGGGAGGGGAGCGATGGGCTGGCGGGTCAACGACCACTATGAAGAGGTGATGGAAGCGGATTAGCGACGGTGGCGCGTATCGCTGAAGCAGGTGTCTCGTACTGCCCTGTTCCTAGCGCCTGTCGCGGCGTTAGTTTTCGGATTCTGGCGGGGCTGACAGCTTATCTGCGCTCAACGAGAGCGGGCGATTGTGCTGTAACTACGTTAATTGCAGTCGCTCCCCGGAAGGTGAAGGCAAGGTTGAATGTAACGTCTTCATAGAGCTGTATATTTTCCCAAGCTTCATGAGCGCTGTTGTTTTCATGCGCGAAAATATTCCGACCGTGAATCGGGCTCGCGATGAACACGTAGCCGACTTCCTGCTTGACGACTTGACCCTTGAAGATCGAAAGTTCTCCATCCTGATCGGTCAAGGAGGCTTTGGTCTGCCTTTTCGCCGCTGGGGAAACGTCGGCATCCTGCAAGCTGTCAAATATACTGTCGCTGGTGGCAAAGTCGCCTGCACGAAATAGCTCGCGTCCATACCAGAGCTGAGCGTCATAATTGCTGTCGCCATTCGAAAAGCCCGAGCGGAAATGCTGTATCGCCGAACTCCGCTCGGCGGCATCGGACGATTCTGCGTGAAGCATACCTAGTCGCCAGTGAGCTGTCTTTGCCGTTGGGTGCTCAGAAATGACCTTCCGCAAGACGCTCTTTGCGGAAGCAACGTCGCCGCCATCGAGATAGAGATCCGCCAATCTGACAGCGATCCACTCCTGCCGCGAATTTGCAGTGAAGGCCCTCTCCAAGGCAAGTTTAGCCTTGGGCTCGTCGCTTATCGCGGTTCGATAGTTCGCCTCGGTGGTCAAAATGTACTCATCGTTCGGAAATAGAATCCGACCAGTCGATATCTCGGCTTCAATTTCCTTCATGCGCTCTACAAGGACGCGATCCCGGCCGCCTTCCTCAGCCTCTTCTCGGAGATGATCTTTCAATTCATCCACCAGAACTTGCAATCTAGTGTTGACCGCGTAGGCATGCCGGCGAGAACCGGAACCAAGGCGGTGGAGTGAACGGTGGCGGTACTGCTTTCGAAGAAGCGGATTGGTTTCTTCTAGCGCCTTCTTCCGATAAAGGACCGCCATCGAATGCTGAATGCTGGCATCGTGCTCAGCAAGCTTTTCGGCATCTCCTAGAAGTGACTCAGCGCGTCTGAGGTTGCCACCGCCGTGGTTCATCTCGAATATCGCTTCCTGCTGAAGCACATACGGGTCATCCTGTCCGACCGCTTCGCGCGCGACTTTATAGAGTGACCGACCCATTTCCACCGAGGGGAAGGCGTCGACCACGGCGCGCCCTCGCGTCAAATGATCAAACGCCTCCTTGTCCACGGAGAAGCTGATGTTCAGACCGCCCAAGATTCGCAGAATCTGATTCAGCATGTCTTCATGACTCGACAGCGTCTCAGAGAAAACAATCTCCGCGACGTGAGGGTGTCTGGCACGATACAAACGGTCGCCGATATAGCGGTCGTATTCGCTATAGACAATCTTCTCAAGGGGCCGAAACAGCTCCTTCTCGAACTCATCGAAATGGATGTCGGATACTCTGGCGATCACACCCGCACGTACCGGGACGCCGAACCGGTTAAGGGTACAGACGTCAAGATAAAGGAGCTTCGCAGAGTCGGGCGTAATGCGGGCGTATTCGTCAGCGACGATCTCTTCGAAGGGGCGCCCGAGGGTTGCCTCATGGAGTGCTACGAGGATCTGTCGTTGCGCCCTGTCCTTAAATGCTCTCACACGATCATCGGGCTTCAAGTCCGCCAAAAGTCCCAAAGCTCGGTGGGTCTGTAGCTTTTCGAGGAGCTCGCCAATCTCCAAGTCCGAAAGGTAGCGAACCGGGTAGGAATTCACTACAAATTCCTCTAGAGCCTCGCAACGCGTGTTCCATTCGTTGTCGCGTTCAGCAGCGACGACGCTCAGTTGCACTTTCCGAGTCTGCATCTGTTTTAGAAACTGCGACAGTTCCGAGACGCGGAGCGATGGGCGATCGACAAATAGAAAGATGCGGCGATTGGTGATTTCGTAGATTTCCTGAAAATGATTGGCGCGAAGCGCGCCGACATCGGAAAGATAGAAAACCAACGCGTCATAGTCGGTGGCCGCGTCCCATGCCGTTCGCTTAAGTGCTGTGGTCTTACCGTTACCGGCTGCTCCCTTGAGCACGAAGAGTTCGACTGGCTTCCTAGATGCGGTTTCTTCCTCGAGGACAGCGTCAACGAGAATAGTGTCGGAAACCTTCCGGCGAACGTCCATCTTTGCCAGGATGCCTGCAAATCCGCGGTCATAGCCCTTGTAGTAGTCGACTGGCGCCACTTGCTCGACCGGCATGCCGGACCGGACATGAAGGATGTCGGTAGTGAGATACTGCACCGTGGTGTCGCTGTAGGTGCGGTTGCCTAGTACACGGAAGCGATCGATCGAAGGTGCGTCGGAAGGATTGATTTTAGAAAGTTTGCGGTTATTGGCGGGAATTTGCTGATCCAACTCCTTGAGAAACGCTTCAAAGGTCGCCTTGATCGCGGTAATGCGATTGGCTTGCCAGTCACGGGCTTCGATTTCATCGAACGTGGGCGAGACTACATAATATTGCGGCCGTCTCTGGTTCGCATTGAACAGGTCGAAAAGCACCGTTTGTACGTTCGGATCGTCGATGGAATAGCCGCAAAAGATTATGGGGAATTCGTGTCCCATGCCTTTGAGCATATCGAATAACCGCGACCGGTGCCGCGCGAAGGTGACATACTGATCGGATGTTATGATCAGCGGGGCTTCAGGGTCGTTCGAGTGATGCAGGCATCCGTGCAGTTTGAGGAATTTAAGCGGGTTCTGAAATTTTTTCGCATCTCTCTCTACAAGCTGGTCATTCTTAATGAAGGGTACCAGCGTTTGCAGCGACTGCTTATTTGTTTGGTATGCGCGGTCGACGATGAGATCATAATTGGTGGTCGCGATAGCGTGCCAATGAAATTCCGGTATCAGCTGGTGGAAGTCGGCGGGAGAAAAATCGATAAAGACATCCCTGAGATACGATTGCATCAACAGCAGTCCAGCCTCCGAAACACAATACCGTGCTACGACAGCAAGCGACCGATCCTTGAGCTTGCCGCCAAGAAATTTATCAGAAAGCAGATCCCTCAGGTCGTCTCCCTTGGGAGCGCGGGTTTGCGGATTCGGATGCTTGGCACCTCTGGATGCCCCGGATCCTAGGAACAAGATTGCATTGCCTTCGCGCACGGCGTCGATGAGCGTCGGCGGAAGGTTTAGCGGCGTTTGGTTCAAAATCCCCCCCATAGCCGAAAAGTCGAACAGCAACTCTAGTTTTGAATTCAAAGCAGAGTAATGCGCCTCGCCTCGTATTAAAATCGATTTTGAAGGGGCTTAAAAGCCCGTCGAAGGGCTCAAAAGTCTTTCGTGGGCCCTGGACACTAGCCAAGGTCGGCAGACGGTCTCTAAGGATCTGTGACGATCGCCGCTGGAGTGGGCCTACCTGAGCCGCTCCCAGGCAACTCCCACATTGCCCGACCAGCCTGGATCGGGCGGGATCGCCAAGCGCGGGTCATCGCCGGGCGTGATGGAATACGCGTAGCGGGCGAGATCGCGCTCAGAAAGGCTCTGGGCGTAACAGCGGCACTGGAAGCCGTTCGGCGGATAGTGCGTCAGCCAAAATGGATCATCGACGGGCAGCACGACACCGTGCCACTCGCGGTGCGTCTCGCGCACACGAGGGTCGTTAGCCGTCACATAGCGAATATAGGGTCGAATGCGCTTGAGCTGCTGGATCTGCGCCCAGCGGCCCGCGGCGCGCGCATTCGCTGTCTGCACCCGAAAGATCAGATTCGCGCGCCGGCCGGCGTCCTCTTCGCCATCGCTCCAGCCATACTCGGCGACGATGCGATCATACTCCCTGCGGAAGTCGGCCGCCGTGCCGCCTTTCTCCATGATTTCCAGTATCGCTTTCAGCATGTCCTGACGGAGCGCCTCGGCCGCCTGGTCGGCCGCGCTGCTTGAGGCAGTATCGGCGCCGGCTAGAACTGCCCGCCACTGCGTTTCGCTGATCCCCAGCTGGCCCCGCAGGAAGTCGATCGCCTCCTGGAACCGGACCGCGAATTCCCTTGCGTCAGCCATCGCCTCTCACAATCTCGTCGGCCAGTTCAGCGCGGCCGGACAGCTCTGCCAGGACGAGCGCCTGGCGCATCGCCATCGCGAGATCCTCGGAGGAAAGTCGCAGCGCGGCAAGCGCCTCGCTCAGCGCCTCAGCATTCGCCGAATCCTCGACCGCCTTGCGCACCTGATCGATGATATCTTGCCGCGCGTCGGCCGTGATCGCGGCCGCGCCTGCGATCAGCTCCTCATCGTCGGGTACCCGCGGCCTGCGGGCCAGCGTCTCGCGCCCGGTTTGGGACCCGAGGGACGGCGAGGTGGGAACGCTGGGCACTGATGCGGGTTTGAGCACGTCGTCGCCCTCGTCCGGCTCGGAGAGCCCGAGCATCTCGTACATCTCTGACGTCCTAACACGCAGCCCCATGCCGACGAGCTGGCGCACGCCTGAGAGCGTCAGTCGAACGTCGCGCTCCTCGGCGCGGCCGATCCTCAAGCGCGGATAGCTCGGCTGCGGTCCGTATTCCAGATCGATCCAAGGACGGATCAGGTCGCGATTGAGGACAGCGGCGACGGATTTGCAATCGGCCCGCTCGATATCCTCCTGGACGAGGCGATGCTCCTTGCCGACCGCATGGCCCCCGGCAATGGCGTCGGTGGTCGCGGTCTGGCCGAGCACTGCTTTCGAGATCTGGCGGTCCAGCCAGTCGGAGCGCTTCTCATAGAGGTCGGAGCCCTGGCCGACATTCTTCGATTCGATGAACTCGATCAGCATGCCTTCGGGAACGATTGCGGCGCAGTCGCCGGCAATATTCGCAACGGCGCGGAACAGCGTCGCCTTATCCTCCTCGGTGGCGCTGGAGTGATATTTGCCGACACGGACAGGCTGTCCGAAGGTCTGCGCGAAGATCGCCCAATCGCGTTGCGTGAATGCCTTGAACATCCAGCCCCAGGTGGCGAGCCGCGCCAGCCCGGAGCGGATCGGCAGGCCGGACTTGGCGCGCATCACGGGCGCGATGAACTTGAAAGGCGGCAGCGGCGTGTCGCCGCCCTGGTCGATCAGCAGCGGCGTCTTGCCGTCATCGCGCGAAAAGCGGAAGTGGCGCGGGTCGCGCCATTCCAGCCGGTCCGGCCGCCACTGGCCCGCGCTCGTGTCCCAGATGATTTCCGTGAAGCTGACGCCCTTGCCGACCGCGTCGAGAATGTCGAAAAGCTCATCGGCCAGTTCGTCGCGGGCGAGCCACTCGCGCACCGTCTCGGCCTGGTCGGCCTGGTGCTTTTCGTCGCCGGCGGCGTCGACCGTGATTTCGAGCTGGCACACGGCGCGCTTGCGCGTGCCGAGCACCGCGGCGTAATGCGGGTCGCGCTCCTCGATCAGTTCGGCCAGTTCGAGGTAGCGCATCGGCTCACCCTGGTCGGCCTCGCGCAGCATATTGGCCAGGCGCACCGGATTTAGGCCGTCAGCCGGATAGCCGGCGAAAGGCGAGCGCACGCCGCCGATGGTCGGAGCGGCGATCTCCTGTTTCAGCGCCGCGCGCTGGATCGGCCGATTGAACTGGTCGTAAAGGACGGGTCGGGTTTCAGCCATTACAGGCCTCCTCTCAGTCGCGCGCCGAATGGCGAGCGCCACCAGCTCGTATTGATGCCGGCCGCGGCATCGTCTTCGGGTTCGTCACGCATTCGCCCTTCGGCGGGCGCGGGCTGCGTCGCGGGGCGGTAGCCATATTCGGCAACATCTTCGTCGGCGGCCGCGTTGGCCAGCATGACACTCACCACGGAGTCGCCGTGCCGCTGCGCGCCGTCAGCCCCTTGGGTGTGCTCATTGTCGGGGATCTTCGGCACGCCACGCACGACCCGAAGCAACCGGAAGTCGCCCTTCACGTCGGCATCGAGTGGAACCTGGATCGTGCGGTCCTGAAAGCGCACCATCATTTTCGGCGCATGGTCGAGATACCAGGCTTGCGTCAGCATCACGGCCTCGATCCGCGACGGCCCATACTTCTGCACGCAGCGCTCGGCGAGATATTGGCCGTTGCCGCGCGCGTCGAGCTTTCCGGCCGCGAAGCGGGGCAGGCGGTCGGTAATGTGAAACGTCACCTGCTCCTGCTCGCGGAATGGCACGTTGCGCATCTCCAGCATGAAAGGCGCGCGGCGAACCAGGTCGCGACCCTCTTGGAGCGGCGTATAGACGGAAAGGTCGCCTGTCCGCCCAAAGTCGAAACCGAAACTGTGGCGCAGGCTCTCGTCGAGCGTCTCAATCACCGGGTCGATATCCTCGGCGAGCCACTCAGAGATCCATGCCTCGCGAAAGGCGTCCGGCTTCAGAGCGAAGTCGTCGGGGCAGCGCAGTCGGATGACCTTCGTTTCGGCATCCATGCAGGATTCGACCAGGGCGCCGGAAATGTAGACGCCGCCGCCCAGGCTCGGCACGCAATCCAGTTCCTCGCCCGCCGCCGCGCCGTAATAGCTGCGGATCTCGCTCCGCCATTGCGCCTCAGCCTCGGGCGACCATTCCTTGCCGGTCACAAGGCAGATGCGCTGATAGAGGCCTTGGCGCAGAGCGTCGTCGAAGGTGGTCCGTACCACATGGCCGGCACGCTTGCCGGAGCGCACCTCCTCGATGAGGGACGCGAATGCGTTGTCCGCGCCATTGTGGGTAGATATGACCAGGACGCGGCCGCCCCAGATCAGCAGGGCCATCGCCGACTTGAGCAGCTCGTCGGGCTCATCGTGGAAGGCGAACTCGTCCAGGATCACGAAGCCCTGCTTGCCACGCAGCGAGCGCGGCCGGGATGAGAGCGCCACGATCTCGAAGCCGCTGGCGAAGCTGATCCGGAATGCCTTGATCGACCGGTCCGCGCCGTTCTCGTCCTGCTCCTCGAAAAGGAACTCCTGGACGGCGCTCGCGGCGGGCATGAAGGCGCGCGCCCACATGGCGCATGCGTCGATGAATTCGCGCGCCATGTCGAGATTGTAGCCGATGTAAAAGGTGTCCATGCCGCCGGCCGATTTCGCAGCGCCGCTGAACAATACGCCGGCCGAGCCGATTCCCCAGGTGGCGCCGATGCGGCGGCTCTTTTCATCGACGACCAGGGCATGCGTCGAGACGCTTTCGAGACGCTCTTTCTGGTAAGTCAGGAGGACGCCCAGCAGATCTGTATCGGCCAGCGCATCGGGGAGGGATTGCATGGCCGCGCGGCGATGCCGCGCCCAATCCTCCTCTGTGACCGGGCCGGCGTCATCTTCGGCGAGATGGTCGAGTAGCGTCATGCCGTCCCCGCTGGCTCGGCGGTCGCGAGGCGGGCGACTTGAATGCCGCGATTGATGCTGTCGCGGATGCCTTCCGCCTGTTCGATCGTCATGTCAGCGATCATTACTGTTCCGCTGGCCGCGATCATCCTCAGGCGCACGAAGGGCTCCTTCGGACCCGAAGGAAACTCCAGCTCGCCGTGATCCACCGCGACATGGCTGGCCTCGATCGGGGCGAACGCCTTCACTGCGCACCCCCGAACAGGATGCGGTCGCGGATCTCGCTCACGGTCTCCGCCGTGAGTCCCTTCTCCTTCGCCACGGCGTCAAGCGCCTTCGTCGTCTTCTCCGCCAGCTCGCGTTCGACCTTGCGGCGCCGTTCGCTCGAAACCGATTGCGCGGAGACGGCAGACTGCAGCGCGCGCGCCAGCTCCATCGCACCCTTTGTGTCCATGCCGCCGTCTTCGGTGGTTTCGAGGATTTCGAAGACCAGCGTCTTGATGGCCTCCGCGACCATCACCGTCAGATCGTCGGTGTCGCCGGGCTGCAGCCGCTCGGTCAGAGCGCCAGCGATCTCGCGCGTCTCCTCGAGCCGTCGCGCGGTGGCGGCGAGGCGGAGCGTGTAGCGGTTGAAGGCCGAGGCGGAGACCGGCTCGAGGCCAAGCGCCGCGAGCCGCTCATTGAACTCGGCGAGGATCTCCGTCTGCGGCCGCGCCCGCTCGCGCAGTTCCTGCATCGCCCAGGCGACGGCCGGCTGCGCCGCCTCAGGCAACAGCTCGATCGAGGAGAGACGCCCGCGGCCCTTTCGCCGCTTCGCTCGGGCCATCTCAGCTCTCCGGGGAGGGCCGGGCGACTCCCTCGAGAATGGCGCGGCGCTCGACATGGTCGATGCCGGGCCGAAGGATCATGGCCACCATCACTGTTCCGGCCTCGGAGATCTTCACCCCGCCGACATCGGCAAGAGCTCGTAGTTGGGTGCGCACATAGTCGCGGGACTTCTGGTGGCCGAATGCCTCCAGTGCCCGGGTCAGAAGAACCTCGTTGAGCGATTGGTTGGTCTGCTCATAAAGGCTGCGCAGGATGACCAGTCTGCAATCCTCGGCGATGAATTGCTGGAAGCTCATTATTCCCCGCCTTTCTTGAGAAGGTATTCTTCGACGCGGGTCGCGGTCGCGCCGACGCCCTGAAGTTGCGCTCCCATCTGTTTGATGTCGCCCTGGATTGACGAAACGGTCAGTGACAGCTCATGGACCGCATCCTTGCTCGGCATCTGTTCCAGCGTCTTTTCGACGAGGGCGAGCCGTTGCTTGATGTCGCTGCGCGATTCGTTTCCGTCGTTCTTGTGCTCGCTGAGCTCCCCGGCCACCCCGGAAATCTTCTGGTCGAGCTTTTCGATCTCTGATTTGCGCGCGCTCTCGCGCCTGACCCAGATGCTGGTGAGAAAGGACACCGCAGCCACGGCCAGAGTTCCAATTCTGATGAGGTCCAACTCCATGCCGGTCAGATCCCGCGATCAGCCCCCGCCCAGGGCGGAGGCAAGACCGAAGAGAATGGCGCCGGCGACGGCGCCGAGTATGAGCTTCATGTGCAGCGGCAGGCCGGCGAAACTCTTGCGCGCCTCGTCCATGTCGAACTTGTCCTGGGGAAATTCGTCCATTCTCAGTCTCCTTGGTGAAAGGCGCGGGCCCGGTCGATCTGGTTGATCAGCCGGCGGCCGGCAGCGTTCTTGCGCTCCTCGGACACCATGAGACGGCTCGTGTAGCGCAAGGATTCCGACCGGGTCATGGGACCGGTCGGCGCGGGCGTGACGCGGCCGAACTCCGCACGGATGTCGCCCGGAACCGGATTGATGGCGACCGGCGCCCGGTCAACGCCGGAGCCTACGCAGCCGCTCGATGTCAGGGCGATCCCAAACGACAGGATCATCGCCACGGGTGTCCTGAGCATTTGCCAGGTCCTCCAGTTGCCGCAGCCGGAGCGTGTCCAGCTCGGCCTGCTCAGCGTCGGCCTCGGCCGCCGCGTCCTTTTCCGCGAGCACCTCGCGCGTTTCGGTGAGTTGCTTCTCCAGCGCGCGATAGCTCTCGCGCGAAACATAGTTGGCCTGATGCCACAGCCAGGCCGCGCCGAGGCCGAGCACCATCACGGCGCCGGAGATCAGGATCCGGCGCACGGAAAGTCCGGCCAGGGCCGCGCCAATGCCGATTATCCATCCCGGCATCAGGCAGCCTGCCGATGCTGTTCGTTGTCATTCGCGGGTAAGGGTGGCAATCGAAGCGAGGACGTTTTGAGCCCTTCCAGGCACATTCGCCGTTCGGCTTGCCGACGGTTGACGAGGCCCTGGACGACGCGGCCGCCCGCCCTGTTCCAGAGCAGGATGGCGTCGCAGGCATCGCGGTAGCGCCCCTCGTTCGCGAGGCGGCGAACGCTGGACCGGCAGAACGCTCCCGTGCCGATGTTGTAGGAAAGCGAGAGCATGGCGACGTATGGGCCGTCGGGGATCTTGTCCGGTTCGACGAGGCAACGCCTCATTCCGCGCTCGAAATCCTTCAGCCCTTCGCCGAGCATAGTCGCGCATTCCTCGTCGGTCGCCTTGTCGCCCATCTTCACGCCGCGGGTCTCGCCAAAGCAGATGGTCGGCACGCCGACGATGTCGCGATAGGCGAAGTTGCGCTTGCCTTCCCAGCCGCCGACGAATGCGATGGCCAGGGCGAGCACTCCGCCGACCAGGCGTGACGGGGATTTCATGCTTCGTCTCCACTCAGCTTGGATTGAACGACGACCCGGGCGAGGAACGCCGCGACAGTGGTGAGGATGGACAGAGCGGCGAAGATCCCGCGCGGGAGCGGCAACCACTGCTCGATGAAAGGCAGGGCGATCTCCGCGCCGGACAACAGCGCGGCAAGAGCGATGAGTCTGACGCTCCAGGCGTAGCGGATGATCGCGAGCCAGTTCGGCAGCAGCCGAAAACGTCTTGCTTGTTTGGGGTTGCCGCTCATAGTCTGGCCTCGAAATCGCATCGTGCGAATGAGGCCGAACACTACTCGCGGCGGTGGGTTGGCTGTCCCCCGAAGGCCTTCGGGGTTTCCCTAGAACAGTTCGTGCTGGTCTAAGTTGCGGCGCTCTCGCAACCGCCGTTTGCGCATCTCGATCGCGCGCGCCGTGTAGCCTGTCGCGCGGGCAATCTTCGAGACCGGATCGCCGTTACGGATCATCTCATCGGCTATGCGCCTGGCCGCGGCAAGCGTTCCTGTCGGACCGAGCGGCAGACGCAACGTCTGCCCCTTGTTGCCGGCCCGAAAATGATCGCAGATCAGGTCGGCCGTCTCACGGCCTACCGCCATGACCAACCAATGGCCATCCGGGGCAGCCGCGGGGATATGGACTTCTGTTCCGCCGCGCTCGCGCGCCAGCCGGAGCGCCGCCTCCAGTCCGGCCACCTCGGCGACCTCGGCCAGCAGAGCTGGCAGCCACGAGAAATCCTCGCGCGGTCCGGCATTCATGCCTTGCCCCGCATCACATAGACGATGGAGCCGATCTCGCCCTTGGCGCGGCGCCGATAGGCAATCCGCACCGTCGTCGTCCCGTCGCGCCGCCACCAGACGCGCGAGGTCTTGGAAAGAGTATAACCCTCCTCCAGGTGATGCTGATGCGCATCGACGAGAGAGTTCGCCAGGTTCTCGAGAAGGCTCCCATCGAGCCCGCGCGTCTTCCAGCGCGTGGCTGCCGATCGCCGCGCCATCAGTTCAGCCCCTCGATCATGTCGGGCTGCTCTGGCACGCGCTTTCTCGACGCCTTCGCCGTGGCGCGAGCTGCCCGGTTCTCGGCGTCGAGCTGCGCCGTCACCAGCGCCTTGAGCCGCTCCGGGTCCTTGCCCACGGGGTGACCGAGGCGGCGGTTCATGGCGATGCGCACGCGCAGGCGGCGCGTCTCATGCGCGAATTTTTCCGGCGAGAACGGCTGCCGCAGGTACATCGCTTAGATCCCCTGACCGGCCCGCGGCGCGAGGAGGCGACTCTGATCCTTGACGACGCCGCAGGACCGAACGTCGGCATCAAGCCTCAGCAGGAGGGCAAGCAAGAGCACGATAACCGCGGCGGCCCACAGCATCGTCATGCCGGCGTTGCGAAGGTCCCGGGCAAGCCGGTCTGTTAGACCGCACTCGCATGGGAATGAGCGGCAACCGCGGCAGACGGGGGAACGCTGCGCAATCATGACGCGCCTCCATGTTGCTTCCCGGTCTCGGCTTCACCGCTCCCGGCCTCTTGTTTGCGGATCAGCGCGCCGAGCTCCGGCATCCACTCCCGTTCCTTCTCCCGCCTGAGAGCGAAGTCGCTCCACGCGGCTTCCGGCGCGCGCGTGCCGAGCTTCTTGAGTTGCGCCTCCACAACGCAGCGGTATGGATCATCTGGCCAGAGATCCCAGATGACGCCGCCTTCGCGTGAGAGCCACGCCTTGAGACCTTCAATCGCCTTGGTGGCGAGGGCCGCGTCGCGCAGGAAGTGGGTATGGTCGACGCCGGTCTGCCGTTTCACGAATGCGAGCAGGGCAGTGTCGCGGCGGTCCCGCGCGAGGCCGAGATGGAAGGCGGATATCCAGAGCGCGCGCAGCTTGGGCGCATACGGGCCATCGAGGCCCTTTCGAGGGGCGTTCGAGTGCCCCTTGAGATGGTCGATGACGCGGATCGCGTCGCCGCGCGAAAGGTCCTTGGAACTGGCCTTGCCGGTAACGGCCTGCAGCATCGCGCGGTAGGCCGTGTCGTCCAGACCGATCCGCCCCTTGAGGGCGTGGATGGCGCCGATCTGCGCCTTGCTGATGCTGGTGGCGCTCATCGCTTCGGGCTCCGCTCGAAGGTGACGGACCCGTCCGGGTGGTCAGTCCGGCTGATCAGCGCATCCTCGGGAACCGCTTGCAGCCGGCCGGCGCCTACCGTCAGCGTTCCGCCCGCCTGGTCGATCAGCAGCCACAAGGCGTCAAAGCATGACTGGCGAAAGGCTTTCTTGCCGGCGGCTTGGTCGCGGGAGATTGGCGTATCGCTTTTCTCGGCCATGGTTCTCTCCTTCATTGCCGGTTGAGTGCCTTGCGGCCTTCGCCGGTGATGTGCGCCGTCCGCCTCCCGCCGCCGGCGCCGTGGATCTCCATCAGGCCGCGCTCAACCAGGGCATCGATCGCTTGAACCCCGTGCACGGCTTGCCGGCCGGGTGCGTTCTCGACCCAGCCGACCGTGAAGTGGTGGAGCGGCCCGAGTGCCGCTCCTTCGAGGGCTTCGCGTTCCGCAGGCTCAAGTTCGTGTCGTCTGGTGTCGTTCACCGGGCGATCTCCTTCGGCTTTTGTGGATGGAAGACCGGCGCGGCGAACACCCGCGCCAGCTCGCGTTTGTGGCGGTCGTCGCAGCATGTTTCGCGCAGCTTGGATCGCTTGCCCGTATTGCGCCGGCCGGCGAGCCGCGGGCAGTCCTTGCAGCGGCTTGTCCGGCCGCTCATCTTTTGATTCCATTGCGAGAGGCCCGAAGCTGCTCGAGGCCGAACCAACGCTCGCACGCAGGATCATCGCGATCGCGGTCGCGACCCGTCGCGGCGCAAAAGCCAGTGAGCGCCTCTTCATTCCCCGCATTGCGCTTCACGCAATTTCCGCAGGTTTTGACAGGCTTCCGGTTGAAGAGCGGCAGTTGCATCACGACACGCCCTCCCACAGAAGGACGAGTGCGATGCCGACCAGCCCGGCTGCCGCCTGCAGCTGGCCGGGCAGGCCGAACCACTGGACGGCGGCAGCGAGCAGAGCGGCGACTACGAAGCCGAGGGCGGTCATGACAGCCGCGCCTTCGAAAGCCGCCGCTGTGCGTTACGGCGCCAGCTTTCGATCGCCGCCCCGTGACCGATCGTGCTGCTCCCGGCAACGCCGGCGATCCGCACCTCGTAGGCGCCGCAATTAAACCGATGTTGCGCTGCGTGCTCGCGGGTCAGGCCGTCGAGGATCTTCTTCGGATCCGTTCCGGCTGCAAGGGCGCGCTCGATCGTGACGCAAGCCGCAACCAATGCTTGGATGCGTGCCGGCTTCATCACGATCCCTCCCCGAGCGTGGCCGCAAGGAAGGCGGCTTCGGAGAGGTTCGCTCGAGCGGCCTCGGAGACGGTGCCTGGATACGGCGCGCCGGCATCAGCGAGGGCCGCCAGATTGGCATCGATCAGACCGTCCAGATGCTCAACGCCTTCGCGGTCCTCATCATCGAGGAAGTCGCCGTCCTCGCTGGCTCCGTTTTCAAACAGGCAATCGCGGGTTGCAATCAGTTCGCGCGTGGAAGCATGCAGGGCGGCCACGAGCGCGCTCTCGGTCGCGTCGGCCATCACAGCACCGCGATGTCGATGGGGATGGGCTCCCACTTCGCCTGTGCATTCTCGCGCCGGTGAAAACGGACATAGGAGCTGGAGCTCGACACGCGCATGGAGTCGGTCAGCGCCTCCATTGCGCGGCTCCAGGCGTCGTCTTCGATGTTGAGGCGGCGGAGCTGGTAGAGCGCCGCCCGGTTGATCTGGCCCTCCTTGTCGACCTGGAAGGCGTGGTCGATCAGAGCTTGCAGCTCTGGACGCGTGCCCTCGGCCCATCCGGAAATGCATTCGTCGACGAGCTTCTTGGCGACCTGCATTTCAGGGCCGAAGGTGAGATGGTCCTGGACCTGCAGCGTCACCTTGAGGGTGCCGTCGAAGCTGGTCAGCGTCAGGTTGCCTTTCCTGCCGCCGATCGAGGTGCCGTATTTCTCCGCCAGCAGCTCGCGCAGCGCGGCCACGTCGTCATGAGTATGGCCCTTGAAGCGCTTGATCTGGGCCGACAGGTCGTTGGCATAGCCGATGATGCTCCGCACCGTCTGGTCCATCAGCTTGTCCACGTCCTTCACGCATTCGACGGGCACGAGCGCGCCGCGCGTGTCGCGCATGTAGGTCTTTCCGGCGATCTCCTCGACGGCGTCGCCGACCGCATCGATCGGCGGATTCTCAGTGGTGACGGAGTCCATCCTCGTTTCCTTTCTCTTGGCAGGGTGTTGGGGCAGCGCCGTCGTGTGCCGCGACGGCATGTTTGAGAGCGACAAGTGCGCGATTGAAGACGATTGCTGCGTTACGGCTCGCGGCGACAGTTGCAGCCGCGTCATGGGCTTTGCTGAGTGCGCGGGCTGCGGTGATCACCTTTTCCCGCAACGGATGGGTGGTTGCCGCGTCCGGCTCGGCAGCGTGAGCCGTGAGCCGCTTGCAGGACGCTACGACTTCGTTGAGGCGCGCCGCCAGGCGGAGGCTTTCGTTCACCGAGCGGCTCAGCTCGTCGCTCAGCTTGTCGACTGCGTCGGAACTAAGCGTGCGCGCCGCCTCCTGGTCGGGAGTAGCAGTCAGGCCGAGGGCATCCTCTATCGCGGCGATGTCCTTCCGCAGCCGAGGATTCTTGCAGCACTCACGCTCGACCTTCTTGACGGCGTGGACGACCGTCGTGTGATCGCGGCCGCCCAATGCGTGGCCAATGGTCGGGAGGCTGTGAGGAGTACGGTGCGCAGCGATATAGGCGATGACCTGGCGAGCCAGCACATAGGGTTGGTGACGCCGCGCGCTCAGAATCGGCGGAACGTTCAGGCCGTAATATCTGGCTGTCTCCTTGGTGATCGCCTTGACCGAAGGCGCTCCTTTCAGGTGGCGAAACTCCTTGCTCATGACGCAGTACCTCCAAGCGATGCCAGCCGCCGCACAGGCAGGCGGATGACGTTTCCATTGGCATTGAGGGATTGCTGGGCGGCGCGGGAGCGCTCGCCGAGGGTTTGCTCCAGGGCACGGGCGTCTTCAGCGGCAGCCAGCGCCCATTCGCGCAGGGCGAGCGTCGCGACCTCGTCCATGACGAGGCCGCCGTTGCCGTAGCGGACGAGGAAGTCCGCCAGTTCGTCGAGCCGCCCGCTCAGGGGATCGGCCTCGCGCGCGCTCATTGCAGCGTCTCCGCGCCGCGGTTCTCCCAGGCGGTCCGGATGTCTTTTGCCTCGATCGCGCGATCCTCGCCGCGCGCATACATGCCGGCGAGCTGCATCGTCTTGGTGATCTGGGAGAGGGCGCCCGGCTTCTTGCCAATCACGCGCAACAGGGCGCGTATGTTCTTGTCTTCAACGCCCCACGCATCGATGAGGGCGCTTATGTCGCCCTCAAGCGGCTCACGGCGCAGCACGCGCTTGCCGATGCGGCGATGGATCTGGGCGTAGGCGGGACTCGGCCGCTGCCCGCCGAACCGGCCATACAGTTCCTCGTTGCCGATCAGGGCAATCCCGACGCCGTAGATGTCGAGATAGTGGCGGAGCTGATTGACGGCGTCGTCCTGGAGGTTCTGCGCTTCGTCGATGATCAGGAGGGTCTGCCGGCCGTTGCGCTTCAGCGCATCGCCAAGGGCACTGTCCATCCGCGCAGGATCGCGCTCATGCACGTCGAGCACGCGCGCGAGTTCCTTGATCATGTTGTAGACGCCCTTGGTGGTCGGACGCATGGTCGCGACATAGGCGTGAGGATTTGTCCGCCGGTAATGCTCGACGGTCATGCTCTTGCCCATGCCGGCGCCGAGCGTGACGATCACCATCTCCGACATCACTTGCGCATAGAGCAGTGCGTCGATGATCTGCTTGGCGGTGGGTGTTTCGATGAAGCCGGGTGCGGTGGGCACCTTGGCGGCTGCTTCCGTCATCTGCCGCAGCGAGTTCAGCCAATGCTCGATGCGGTCGGAGACGTTTTTGATGACGCCCTTGTAGACCCCGTCATACCAGCCCGAGAACGTCCCGCCGGGCACGTCGGACCGGCGGGAAACTTCGGCCTTGGAGAACTGATGCTCTTCGGCAACGACGCGGCATTCCTCGGTCAGCCGCTCCCACCGCTCCAGCTCTGTATCGGGCAGGTCGGGCTTGGCCTTGGGAAGCGCCCAGGCCTCCCATTTGTTGCCGCCGCCATTCACCTTGGCCGGCGCCGCCGCCTCGCGCGCAGCGATCCTGACGTCCGGATCGTCCAGAAATGTCTTTATGCGTGCGTTCAGCGTGGCGAAGCGCCCCGCATAGCGCCCGTTGTACCATTCCGAGAAAGACGCCGAAGCCTCTCCCGACTGGCGGGCGAATTCCGTCTTGCTCCAGTCCTTCTGCGCGGCAAGCACAGCTGCGCGTACCGTCAGAGCGCGCCAATCGGCCACGTCTTCGTTCGTCGTGACACCGTTGGGCTCGGGTTCCCGCGCGGGAGCCCCCCAGGTGCCATAGCCTTTCACTGATTTCATTTTGCCAGTCTCCGTGTCTCGGGCGGCCTACGCGCTACGAGTCGGTGCCTTCTTGGTTGCGTGGAAAACGCAGTACATCCGTGTCGCCGGCGAGAGAGCGAATGGCCCTGCCAAAGCTCTCCTCGGCTTGATCCTGATCGGCGCGCGGCGGGGCGGGGGCATTGACCGCCAGCTTCACCACGCGCGGGTGTTCGGGGAATTTGGTCGCCTCGGCCGCGGGCAGCATTGCCGCGACCTGATCGATGGTCATGCGGCGCTCCAGCTCGAGGCATTCGCGCTGCTTCTTGAGCCAGAGCCGCTTGGCCCTCGCATGCTCGCGCGCCGCCTCGATATCGTCGAACCCGGTCGCCGCAATGCAGGCGGCGTCGCAGATGTAACGCCCGTCGCGGGAGTAGACAGAGACGCCGCCGATCAGGTTCTGCGGGTCGAATCGAACGATAAGCTTCGTCCCGATACGCTCGACAAGGGGATCGGCCCAATAGCGGTTGCCGGCGAGCTGGATTTCCCCTGTGGGTTTGCGCGCCGAGACGCCTTCCGCGGCCATCAGGAACAGGCGGAGTTGAGCGGCGGTGGCTCTCGTGACCATCGTCGCCGGCGCTTCCATGCTGGCCTTGAAGACGTCCGCGAAAGATCGACCCCGCGCCAGCGTGGAACGGCGACCCTCGCGCATGTTGTGCCGTTTGATTTCCTCGGCGACGAGGGCGCGGAAGTCTTCGATCGGCACCGCCTTGCTGCGGTAGTTGGCGGGCTTGGCGTCAGGCTTGTTGCCTGTGTAGGCACCCGCACATGCCGGGTGCTTGGCGATCTCCTCGCACATGTCGCGGAAGGCGCGCTCGATGGGCTTGGCCTGGCCGTGATAGGGCGTCGTCCAGTGCACCTTGATGCCGAGACGCGTCAGCAGGCCTTCCGGCTCGTCGTCCTTCACCTTGAAACGGAACCGGGTCTTCATGCCGCCGGTCAGCCATTTCGAGGCGAAGTTGCGGCCATTGTCGAACCAGACGCGCTCCGGGATGCCGAAGCTTTCCATCATGTCGGCGAAGGCGTGCCGAACGACCGACCAGTTCTCGGTCCGGTCAATCCGGTGCCCGACGATCATTCCGGAATGGAGGTCCTGAATGGCCACCATGACGGGGCGCCCAATCTCTCCGTCTTCCCACTTCACGAACACATCGAAGCGGTGCCCGTCGGCGTTGACCGCCTGCATTGCATGAAAGGTGGAGCGGTCGCGGGTCTGGTGCGGGAAGACCTGGGCGGCACTGTCCCTGCCGCCTCGCGCCAGCGTTCGCGCACCGCGGGGCACTTCGCGCTCCAATCGCCGCTTAAGCGTCTTGGATGACGGGACAGGCGACCACCCATGTTCTTCGGCCGCGTCTTCCAGACGGCGATAGCAGGCAATGAAGGAAGGTTGCTCGGGGCGCAGATAATCCGCCTTGAGGAATTCCCAGGCGCGGGGGTCGCACTGCGCCGTCTTGGTGCGCCCCTGATAGCGTGGCGCAAGCGCGGGCTCCCAATCGTTGCGAGGCAGGCCTTCGACAAGCGCCCGCCAGTTCCAGAGCGTTCCCGTGCTGACGCTGCTTCGCTTTGCGACGAGGGCGACCGCTGTCGTTGCGTCCATTCCGCCCGCCAGCAGATCCGCGACCTGGACGACTGCGGCGAGGCGGGTCCGTGCCGCCTTCTTGGCCTTCTCGGGCAGTGCCTCGAATTTTTGCCAGAGGCATTCTCGCTGCCCGTCGTCAGGTTCGCTTGCTCCATCTGCTGCGAGCAGGGTCGCCTGCGTTTCGGGCGGGAGAATCGAATAGTGGTATTCCCATCCGCCGCCGCGGCCTTCGCGTGCCCGTGCCTTGCCGGGCACCTCGCGCCAGCCATGCCGCTCGATGTGCCGAGAGAGTGCGCCCTTGTCGGTTGGCAACGCCGGGCTGCGCAGCGCAAGCAACTCGGCTGATGTCACCCAGCGGCTCATCGGTCGGCCTCGCCACGCAAGTCGCGGACGAGTGCCCGGATTTCATCCTCGTTCTGACGCTGATCCAGCAGCAGCCTGCCCAATCGGGCGTGCCGCGCCTGTTGCTCACCGACCGCGCTAAGCCCATCCTCCTCAAGCAGGACGTCCCAAAGCCATGTCGCCCCCGTAACGCGGACGAATGCGACGAAGCGCGTGATGCCGATGTCATGCTCGGTCTTGCTTGGCGCCGTGTAGGCATAAAGGGCGTCGGCGGTGATCTCGCGGCCTGTTAGCTCCGACATGCGCGCGGCAACGATGGTCGCGCTCTCATCGTAATCCTTGAGAGCCTTGCCCATCGCTGACTTGATCCGCAGCGTCAGGTCTATCGCGCGGGGCTTGCTCATTTGCCTCCCGCCAGTTCCGCGCCGATCTCGGCGAGGAATCGGTTGCGCGCCTTAGCGCCGGCACGGTTCCATATCTTCAACAGGGCTTCGAAAGCGGCCTGATCTGCTGCCTGTTTTGTCTTGCCGTTGCCCGTTGCCGAGGCCTTGGCATCGCCGAACGACCTGGCGCGCCCGCTGGCGAGTTCTTCCGCGACTTTCGCCTGCGCGTCCGAACCGAGGCGGGCGAGTGCGCCGAGTTGCGATTGGTTGTCGGCGATGGGGAGGCCGCGGACTGCCTCTCGCACCGTCGGGTCGAGCGCCTCAAAAAGTGAGACGGCGCGGCGGATGGATCGAGGATTGAGACCGCACTTCTCCGCGGCCGAGTCAGCAAAGGACAAAATGTCCGTTGCTGAATTCTGCCGTGCCTTGCCGCCGGCGACGCCCCGTTTCGTTTCCGGGTAGAGAGTCTCGTGAATGCGCTTGAGTTCGGCCAGGTGTGCCGCCCGATCGAGGGCGGTGAGTTCTCGGCGTCCGAAATTCTCCATCACCTCCCGCAGGCGCGATTCCGCTTCCGGGTTGTCCGTTTCGGGCTCATGGATGCCCGCCTTGATCGTCTTCCGGTTGAGGAGTTTTATCGCCTCCAACCGATGCAGGCCGAAGACAAGCTTGAAGCCCTTGCCATCCGGTCGAATGTCGATGGGCGATTGCATCTGATCGGCTTCGATCATTCGCGAAAGCGCCAACACCCAATCCGGGTCCAGCGGTCTAACACGGTCGCCAACCGCGATCTGGTCGACAGGCACGTCACGGTATTCGATGAACTTCACTCGTCACCCCCCGGTTTTTCGTTCTTCTTGAGGTCGGCTATCTGGCGAGCGAGGGCTGAAGCTTGGGCTAAAGCGAGGGCGGCGGCTTTGGCCTGGGTGACGCCGAGCGGCCACAGCGTGTCCGGCAGGCGGGCGGCATGGGCTTCGAGGAGATTGACAGTGTGCGCCTCGTTCTGCGCCATCCAGGCGAGATCGTCGGCCAGCTTGTCGAAATCGACGCCTTCGAGGGAGATGGGCTTGTGTTCGGGGCGAGCCATCAGGAAGGCGCCCCCGCCAGAAGAAGGGTCCACAGCGCATGCGCGACCACGCCGATGCCGACCGCGAGCGCGCAGGCGATGAGGGCGAGGACCTCGCTTATGGACGTGCTGTCTTTGCTGCGGTGAGGGTCGCGGGCCATGTCTAGCCCCCCTGACCGATTAGACTGGCGGTACGCTCGCCCCGTCCGGTAGGAGAGGCGGGCGGCGAGTGTTCAGTATTGCGTGAGGGATTCTGATGACGGCCGCCGTTTGCCCGCCTACCTGTAAGGACCGTCTCGATGCGGTCGAGCATGTTGATGCCGATGGAGCGTCCGGCCCGGATTTCCGGCACGAGATGCCCATCGTTGGCGACAAGCTTCCCAAAAGTGCTCTCGCCAATATTCTCACGGCGGCAATGCTCCGCGATGTCCTGGAGGAGTTTCTCGACCCGATTCATGGGGCAAACGCTAATGGGAAATATCCCCCTAGGTCAATGGGAAATATCCCCCGCGACTTGAGCCGCGCTCGTGGGTAGTTTTCTGTCGATGTCGAGCGATTGGAGATCGCGCGTCCGCGCGCTGCTGAATGAGCGCCAGCTCACCATGAAAGCCGCATCGCGATTGGCGGGGCGCGGCGAGACGTTTGTGCGCGATATTCTCGAGCGTTCAGCAACCCCAAGTTCCGATAATTTCGAGGCGTTAGCGCGGGCTTTGGGAGTGACCGCTTCAGAGCTTCACGGAGAACCAGCGAAGCCACAGTCCACAGACCGGCAACGCGTCATTCCGATCATGGGTTATGTCGGCGCGGGTGCTCAGATCGAACCGGACAGCGAGCAGCCGCCGCCTGAAGGTTTCGACCAGGTGGAACTCCCATTTTCCTTGGACGCGGAAATGATTGGCTTCGAGGTGCGCGGCAACTCGATGCTGCCTGTCTATGAAGACGGCGAAGTCATTGTCTGTTTTCGCGAACAACGCCGCGCTGCCGACTGGTTTATCGGCCGCACCGCCATTGTCAGGACGAGTGACGGAAAACGCTGCCTCAAGCGGCTCTCGAAAGGGCGCCGTGCCAACAGTTATACCTTGCGGAGCTGGAACGCCGAGGACATCGAGGATGTCGGTATCGAATGGGTAGGGGAGATCGTGGCGAGCGTGAAGGCGGAAGTCATCCGGCATGTCGGACGGTTAGGAAAGAAGCGGATACCGGCTAACGCCGAGCGCCAGGCGGGGAAGCGGACTGAGTCTTAACGGACGAAGCCGAAGCTCTGTGCAATTCTCCTGATCTGGGAACAATGCGCCGTCTTGGCGGACGGCGACATGCTCTGCTGATCGCGCCCGCTTACCCTAGTGTAGAGCCTCAAATTTGCGGGAAATTTCATGTCGTCTGCAGGCACGCGCTTTTCTATGAAGGCAGCTATAGCTTCCTGATCATAGTTGAGCGTGCAGAATTGCTCCGCAGCGAGAACCGTACCCAGCTCCTGCGCAAGGCGGCCGTCTTGCGCTTCCGCGGATGTGGCGGGCAACGCGGCCAAACATACGAGCGCTGCCGCGACGCCTTTCTTTTTCAATTGTCCCTCCCGGTGCCGATAGGCGTCATTGTGCGGGACGCACGAGATTTTGCAACACTTCGAAATGCCGTTTTGGCCGAGCTGCGCCATTTCGGAACTGTTGCGCCGTGCCAT